AGGGTTAACGATGCAAGATACCCTAATACAGTTTGTGATGTAGTCAAACAAGCAGAAACATATAAGTATAAACCTACAATACCTATTAAGAATAAATGTCAATTCAGTTGGTATTGTGATGGTAAAAGCGATAAACCCGAAGAGCCTAAAGCATGGAGAGATGCAATGCATGTTGCGAATGGTGTTTATAATGGGCATATTGGAGATTTTGTTGAAGGTGCAACACATTATCATGCTTATTATGTAAACCCTAGTTGGGCAAAGGTTAAACAATACGTATTAAGAATTGATGACCACATATTTTATAAATGGGAAATTGAAGGGAACGAAAATGAAAATTGAAATGATTGATATTGATAAAATCAAACCATATGAAAAAAATCCTCGTAAAAATCAAAATGGCGAAAAAATAGCTAAATCTTTAGAAAAATATGGTTGGAGGCAACCTATCGTAGTTGATAAAGACTATGTAGTAATTGTTGGTCATACAAGATTAATGGGTGCAGAACATCTAAAAATGAAACAAGTACCAGTTCATGTTGCTACTGATATGAAAGAAGATGAAGTTAAAGCATATAGAATAGCTGATAATAGACTATCAGAAGATAGTACATGGGATTACGAATTACTGAAATTTGAAATGGATTTATTAAACGATATAGGTTTTGACCTTGACGATTTAGGTTTTGAGAAACAAGAATTAGAAACAATAGTATTTCAACCAGACCATAAATCCAGAGATTGGTTAGAACATGAAGAACATTGGCAAGATATGCCTGCTTTTGACCACGAAGACCAATCGCCATTTAGGTCATTAACTATTAATTTTGTAAGCCAAGATTCAATGGATAAATTTTTTCAATTAATAAAACAAGATTATACAGATAAGACAAAGTATATTTGGTACCCAAAGATTGAAAAGAATGTAATAAAGGATAAGGCTTTTGAAAGTTAAAAATAGATTTCCCATTTATATACCATCTAAGGGCAGAGCAGATAGTAGACTAACCATCAAAGCCTTAGAAGAAATGAAAGTTCCTTACACAGTAGTTATTGAAGAACAAGATTACTCGGACTATGCGAAGGTTGTACCGAAAAAGAATATCCTTGTGTTAGATAAGACATACCAAGACGATTATGATACGTGCGACGATTTAGGCGATAAAAAATCTAAGGGACCCGGACCTGCTAGAAACTTTATATGGCAAAATTCAATAGATAGAGGTTATGAGTACCATTGGGTAATGGACGATAACATTAAATGTTTTAGAAGATGGCAAAATAATCTTGAAATAAAATGTATAGATGGAACACCTTTCAAGGTAATGGAAGATTTTGTTACTAGATATAAAAATATAGGTATGGCAGGACCAAACTACACATTCTTTGTTATAGATAAATGGGCACACCAATATGGACCATTCACAGTAAATACAAGAATATACTCATGTAACCTTATTAAAAACGACTTACCTTTACCTGATAGATGGAGAGGAAGATATAACGAAGATACTGATTTGTCTTTAAGAATACTTAAAAAAGGTTGGTGTACTGTACAGTTTAATGTTTTTCTACAAGAGAAAGCAAACACACAAACGCTGAAAGGTGGAAATACAGACGAATTTTACGCTGAAGAAGGTACTATTCCTAAATCTAATATGCAAATGAGATTACACCCAGATGTAACTAAACTTGTATGGAGATATGGAAGACATCATCATTATGTAAACTATAATAAGTTTAAACGAGAGAACAAACTTATATTTCGTGATGATTATAAACCTAAAAAAGGTGTAAATAATTATGGAATGAAGCTTAAAAAGATTGAAACTTAATTAATTTTCGTGGTATTAAAAAAAAGATGAATGAAATAACACAAATAAAACCAGTTAAAAAGAAGAAAAAGCCAACAAATAAAGTTGGTAGACCTAAGATTAATTTGAATCTTGAAGAATTAGAAAGACTTTCAAGGTTGAATTGCACTATGCCAGAAATATCTGCTTACTTTGATATACCATTAAGGACATTAGAAGATAAGTTTACAAACGAATTAGAGGTTAGAAAGGCAATAGAGAAAGGTAGAGCAACTGGTAAACTTTCTTTAAGACGAAGACAAATACAAATTATGGAAGAAACGAATAATCCTACAATGGCGATTTGGCTTGGTAAACAAATGTTAGGTCAAACAGATAAACAAGAAATAGTACAAGACATCAACATTGAAGATAGAAAGGTGCTAGATATTAGCAGATTAACTGATGACGACCTCAACAATCTTGAAAGAACACTTAAATATGCACTCGTTGACGAGAGTGAGAGCGGAGAAAATGCGAAGGTCGCTCAAACTATTCATCAAGGAAGCATGGGGAACAATAGAACCTAATCGTGAGTATAATGATAACTGGCATATAGATGCTATTGCAGACCATTTACAAGCCGTTGCCAATGGTGATGTAAAAAGATTAATTATAAATGTTCCACCTAGACATATGAAGTCAATATCTGTTTCAGTAGCTTTACCTGCTTGGACATGGACAAATGACCCAACAAAGAAATTTTTATATGCAAGTTATGCAGGTTCTCTAAGTATTAGAGATAGTGTAAAGTGTAGAAGATTGATTGATAGTCAATGGTACAAGACTACATTTGGCGATACATTCAAACTTACATCAGACCAAAACCAGAAACAAAGATTTGAAAATGATAGAACAGGTATGCGAATTGCTACATCTGTTGATGGTGCATTAACTGGAGAGGGTGGAGATATAATTGTTATTGACGACCCACACAATGTAAGAGAAGCAGAAAGTGGTCTTGTTAGACAAGGTGTATTAGATTGGTGGGACCAAGCAATGCAAACCAGATTGAATGACCCAAAAAATGGTGCATTTATTATAATTATGCAAAGAGTACACGAAAGTGATTTAACTGGTCATATATTGGCAAATGAATTTCAAGATTGGGACCATTTATGTTTACCTGCTAAATATGAACCAGACCACCCTACAATAACTCGTTCATCATTGGGATTTGTAGACCCAAGACAAGAACATGGCGAATTATTATGGCCAGATAGAATAGACGAAAAAACAATAGCAAATCTTGAAAAAAGTCTTGGTTCTTATGGTTCTGCAGGTCAATTACAACAAAGACCAATGCCAAGAGGTGGAGGAATACTTAAAGCTGAATGGTGGAGTGAATGGGAATATGACGATTTACCAGATATAGAATATTTAATTCAATCTTATGATACTGCCTATAGTACAAAAGAAAACAGTTCATATAGTGCAAGAACAACTTGGGGTGTCTTTAAACACAATGGCTATTTCAATGCGATAGTTGTAGATATGTGGTACGATAGAGTAAGTTATCCAGATTTAAGAAGAATAGCACAAGAAGCCTACGAAGATTACGAACCTGATGTTGTCCTGATAGAAAAGAAAGCTAGTGGTCAAAGTTTAATACAAGATTTAAGAATGGCAGGTATACCAATATTAGAATATTCACCAGATAGAGATAAACAAGCAAGAGCACATGCAAGTTCTGCCTTGCTAGAAGATGGTAGAATATGGTATCCTAAAAACAAGAAGTGGGCAAAAAATTTAATAGATATATGTTCAGCCTTTCCACAAGGCGATAATGATGATATAGTAGATACATGTACTCAAGCATGGCTTAGATTGAGAAAAGGTTGGTTTATAACACATTCATCTGATAGCGACGAAGATGATGAATTTGCAGAACAGAAGAGGTTAACTTTATATGGCTAAACAACCGAATGTAATACCTTTCCAAGAAGGCGCTCCTGCAGACGAATTAGAAGTTGAGCAGATAGGCGATGAAGTCTTAATCGGTAATGCATCATTAGATGACATTGTAGAAATTACAGATGAACACGACCAAAACCTAGCAGAAGAACTAGATGAAAATGATTCAGCAAGAAAAGCACAGAATTTACTAGAAGCTTTTGAAAGTGATAAAGAAGCTAGGTCTGAATGGGAATATAGGTACAAACAAGGTTTAGAAACATTAGAGCCAGATGGTGGTCTTTCAGAAGAAGAAGAACAGAGAGCAACAAGAGGTTTAAGTACTGTCGTACACCCTATGATTGCTGAAGCGGCAACTCAATTTAATGCGAAGGCTATTGCAGAATTATATCCATCTGGAGGACCAGTAAAAACAACTATTATTGGTGAACCTACAGAGGAATTAGAAGACCAAGCAAGACGTGTTAAAGATTACATGAACTATCAGATAACACAAGAAATGCCAGAGTATTTCCCAGATTTAGATACAATGTTGTTTCAATTACCATTAATAGGTCATGCTTTTAAAAAGGTATTTTTTGATACAAATTTAGATAGACAATGTTCACAATTCGTAAAAGCAGAAGATTTTATTGTTGCACCAGATAGTAAAGATTTACTTACATCTATTAGATATTCACACATAATAAGAATGCCAAGAAACGACTATAATCGTTATGTTGAAGGTGGATATTATTTACCTATCAAATATATGGGTAGTGAAATAGACCCAGCAGGAAGTATTGGCGAAGACATAGAAGGTGTTTCTCAAGGAGACGAAGCACATAACGAAACAGTTACGCTTATTGAAATGCACGTTT